TTTCTTAGCTCTCATTCTCTCCGGTTTTGCCGCGCTTCTCTCGCTCGCCTTATTTTTTTCTCAGGCAGCTCTTCTTAAAAGAATCGAATCCCTCGAACGCTCACACAAAAAAATAGCTGGCAGTTTCCTCAAGTTTATTGGTAGAAGTAAAGACGAAAGAAACAACGCTCAGCAACTCATAGTTCAGCTTTCGGAAACTATCATAGATTTGACAGCAGAGATTGAGGCCCTTAGAGATATGGGCAAAGGGAAGTTCATTCAATGATGACGGCGGACGAAATCGTTAGAGAGATTTTCGAAACCAATCTTAAAGATAAACTCTTCGGACTAGTTCGAAAGATTGCAGGCCACAACAACGCCGAAGACGCATTCCAAGACGGACTAATCCAAGTCGTTCAAAAATCACACACGTTTAAAGGCAATTCTTCTCTCGGCACATGGCTCTACCGTGTTTTTTCGAACGCCGCTTTAATGGTCCTTCGAAAAGAAAAACAGCATGAGGCTAAAACAAACAGGCTCAAAGAATATATCAATCTCACTTCCATTCCGCACGATCACCAATCTCCGTACGCTCAGTACAAACAAGCAGAAATTATCGTTATATCTCAAAAAGCAATTGATAAATATTTTTCATCATCTCGCTACTTCACCAAGCGGGACGCGATGAAAATAATCGGCGGGGAGATGATCTCCGAAGTAGCCAAAAAAAAAGGGCTCAAGGTTAACGCCGCCAAGTCTTGTTACTTTAGAATGAAACAAGAAATCAAAGCTGACCTCGTGGATTACCTCGAAAAAGCGGCGTAAATTAGAACCTTTATTAAAAAAGAGAGAGCATGGCGGCCAAAAAAAAGACTGCTACAAACCCAAAAGGCGCGGGGAGAAATAGATTAGAGATTCCTGATGCAACCAAAAAAACTATCGAGAATGCATACGCTGTCGGCATTACCCTTGACGATATCGCGGCGATGGTTGAAATCAGTGAAGGCGTAATCAAACGGGAGATGAGCGATAGACTTAAAAAAGCAAGAGGGGCTCTTAAACAAAAACTTGCTCAATCTATATGGACTCACGCTATAAACGGGGACGCTACTCTCCAAATATTTCTCGCTAAAACTCAGCTCGGGTGGAGTGACAAGAAGCTCGAAGACAATCAAGATATGGTTCCATCGTTTAGAATTTCATTTGAAAAATAGTAAACCAGAAAGAGCCGTTGAACTTCCTGCGTGGTTAGAAGATATTCTAGCCGATAATGTTCCGTTCCGTGATTTCTACATCACCAAGGGATTAGGCTCAGGGGGTACGTTCGCTAGTGCTTGCTGGCACTACCTGATGTGCTTAACCAACTCTAAATCTAAATACTCTTGGCACGTTTCCCCCTCTTATACAGAATCCCTCATTGTTGCGATTCCTGAGTTTGATAAAGTTCTCACAGATGTTTTCGGGCTGGTAGAAAATAGACACTACTGGATCACCTACGCGCAACCGCCTCGAATTACATTTAAATGGGGCCAAGTGATTCGCTTCATGAGCGCGCAGCGCTACAAGAAACTCGTGGGAGCTACCATCTCTCACGCAACCGGAACCGAGCCCGGTTTATTTCATGAGGAAGTGTTCAAGAAAGTAGAGGCCCGGTGCCGTTGCCCGAATGCAAAGCTTATCCAGCGATTCTGGGAAGGCACCCCAGAAGGAATGGGCAATGAGTACGAGCGCCTTGCAAACTTCGAGGAAGGTGTAAACGAAGACACGAATGCACGGCGCGTCATAGTTACTACCTTCATGAACAAGTATCTTCCAGAAGGGTTCGCTCAGAAGCTTGCAGCAAGCTACAAAAGTGACGCGGGTCGCCTTGCCTCATACATCTATGGCATCTTCAAGCCCTTTCACAAGGGGACCGCGTACCCCAATTTCATGGAGTCTATCAATTGCTCTAATGATGTTGATGCTTCGATGGACGACATCAATCTTTCATTTGACTGGCAGGCTAGCCCGCTTGCGTGGGGAGCTTGGCAGAAGCAGACAGAGTTTATCGGCAGCGCTTACACCAAATTCGAGCGCCTTGTGCTCGTAGCTGAATCTTCAGGCGAATCACGCGGGATTAGAGACGCGGTGAACGAGTTTAAGATTGCCTTCCCAGTTGACCAATTTAGGAAAGTCCCGATCCACTTATGGGGAGGACATGACGGGTTTTCTTCTTCCATCTTCTCAGAGACTTCTGCCTTCTCCATTGCTCGCAAGCTTTTGCAGGAAGAGGGCTATCAGACCGTAACCATTAAAGCGCCAAGGGCCGCGCCTGCGGTTAGGGACCGCGTGGAAATAGTCGACCAGTTATTTGCTCAACGCATGGTAAAACTCGGTATTTGGAACAGGAACACAATAAAAGCGTATTCCGAAACAGCTTTAAAAGATGGAACATGGGAGCTAAAGAAGGAACGGGGGAAAGATACGACCCACTTTTCAGATGCGTCTGATTACTTTCTTTTCCATGCTGCAAAGAATATGAATTTAGATTTTACAAACCTAGCCAAGAAAACCAAGAAACGAGGTGTGAACAGATGACACGAGCCCCAAATAGTTTATTAGATTTTTCAACATCATCAGCGGTAGAAAATGCGAGCGCTTTTGAAGCATTGCCGAGCATCACTTCAGCGGCAGCTTCTCAGCAATATTACTTATCTGAAGTAGCTCTGACGAACACGAGCGCTACTACTACTCTTGTCCGCATCTTAGGCGGGTCGGACGTTAAATATAACGTTCCAGCGCCTGCAAGCTCAGGTGCTTTTATCCGGTTCGAGCCGCCTCTTCCGATTGGTTTTTCTAACTCTCTTAGACTCCAAGCGGCTGAAGCAGCTGAAATTGAGATATCTTTAAGAGCATTCAAGGGACTTTAAATGGCTGAGTTTTTTGAGCATCCTGAATATAGAGCAAACAAAGAAAATTGGAAGAAGTGGAAAGACTTGTACGATGCCGACCACGAAACGCTAGTTTCGAATCCGGATTACTTGTGGCCGCATACTATTGAAGAGAAAAACCCTAATCTGTTTCGAGCTAGAAAGAGGCGCACTCGTTATCTTGAAATACCTGAAATAGTGGTTTCAGTTTGGACTTCTTTCTTTTTCCGCAACCCTATTGAGCCTTCAGACGATGCACTAGAGTTATTAGTTGATTTCATAGAATCAGTCGATAGAAAGGAAATGAGCTTTACTGCCCTTGGCCTTAAGTTTGTTGAGACTTATCTGCAAGCTGGTAAAGCAGCAATCTTAGTGGACGCGCCTGCTGAGGGTGAAAACCTTGAGCCGTACGCTTCTGTAATTCATCCTCTTGAGATTAAAGACTGGCAAGAAGAAGAAGCCGACTCAGTAAGAATGGGCCGCTTGAATATGCTTAGGCGAGAGTATAAAGCCACACTGGCTCGAAGCTCGCTCATGGAAAAGCCTAGAGAAGTTGTGATTTCAGATTTATACGAGCGCGTTGCAAATAATCAGATTCAAGTTACTCGCTTTCAAAAAGATGTAAAACAAAAGGTTTCTGGGCAAAAAAACAAGGAAGGAGAATGGCAGGCCGTTTCAGAGTTCACTCTTGCCTTGAGCGAAATCCCTTTCGTAATAATTCAAGATACCTCGTGGATTAAGGGGGTGTGTGAAGAGACGCTTAGGCATTTCAATCTGCGTTCATGCAGGGACAATATCCAGCACCAACAAGGCTACACTAATATATTCATAGTTGGGATGGATGCTGAGGACTCGAAGGCGGTTCAAGCAATAAGCGAGTACACATGGCCCATTTTACCCGTAGGAGCGAGTGTTACTCCTATCTCGCCGACCAGTACAGATTCCTATGACCGGAATATCTCAGAAGCGCTCATGACTGCTTTTAAAGTGGGCCTCAATCAGATGAGATCCGTTGCTAGTGATTCAAGGGCCGTTCAATCTGCTGAATCAATTCACGCTGAGAAAGATGAGCGTATAGCCCTAGTAGAATCTACTCGCGATATGTTCTCTAAGGCTCTTTCTCAGGTTCTAGTTTTGGTCGCAGAGTTCAAGGGCGTAAGCGGTGAGTTCTTAGCTTCTTTATCTTTTGATTTAACTGAAGACGATATGCAGGAGTTCTCCCAAAACTACATGACGTTTGCTGAGCAATTTAGAAGGAACCCGGAGTATAACCGGCTGGCTTTCGAAAAGGTGCTTGGAAAAATGTTCTCTGAAGCTGAACTAGAACAAGTAGAATCAGCTGGAATCGTGACTAGTGAGCTTGAAATCCCAACATTCCAGAATGAGTTCCAGCGAATTTTAGAGGAAGATGACAACAGAGAAGCGAATTAAAGATATTGAACTCGCTCAAATTAGAGCTAGGGATGTGCTTGTTTCTCGCATGGGTAACCGCCTAACCGCCATTTATTCAGTGGCAATGGAGCGGCTATTCCGTCAAACAAAACAGCAGGGCAGCATTCCTGATAGAATTAGGACCATTGCCGATTTTAATAGAATCTTAAACGACATTGGCCTTGCTGAAGAGGTAGCCGCAATCAACCGGCATTTCAGCGACGAGCTAAGATTTGCAAGGGACTTGTTAATAGAGGGATCTGGAGTTAATTCGATTGCAGGACTTGGCACGGAATCACTAGTGGCCCTTTCTGAACTACAATTAGACAATGTACTGGTGCATCTTAACAGCAAGGAAGCAGAGATTAAGGAAGCTATATTCCGTTCAATTACATTAGGGGAAAGCGATCAAACTTTTGCTGAATTAGTTAAGAGATTTACTTCTGATATTAATAGAACAGTAATCACGGAACTCAATACTTCTTTTGCTGTATTCTCTCGCTCAGCTACAGCTGAGTTCGCTAAAGAATCAGGGCTTAAATTGTTCCTTTATAGCGGGCCAGAAGACAGCATAACACGAGAATTTTGCAAGAGAATATTAAGGCGCTCCCCCCCTATCTACACACTAGCGCAGATTCAAGCCGAATCAAACGGTCAAGGAATTGACGTGCTTACAGGCGGCGGGGGTTACAATTGCCGCCATTCATGGGCACCAGTGAGCGAAGAATTTGCCCGCAATTTAGGGTGGAAGCCGTGACCGATATTAAATTCAACGTGGATTTAACAAGCGATTTAGAGAAGATTCTTGAGCGGAAAGAATTAGCAATGCGCGAAATTGTGGCTGATATTAAGGGCAAGATTCTGACTAATACGGGGCAGG